TTAAAGATATAAAGCTCTTCTTTCTTCTTCGTCTTGATTTTTCTTTACTAAGTCTGAATGATTTTCTCTATACTCCCATAAATCAAAGTAGTTCATAATATCTTCATCGTATGTATCTATTTTAGATTGACATGCAAACTCGGAGAACAAATTTACTTTATATTTTCCGTTGTGCTTGAGAATGTCGTCATAATTTTCCACAATATATTCTATTGGGCAGTTTACATAATCTATACTGTTCTCATTCTGAAAATCCCCATCCTGAATAAATTCTATATAACGCTCTCCACTTTCTGGATAAACTCTGAACATGTTTAATACTGTAATATTATTTTCATTCATCACCAAATACAAGTCTTTCAATCTTACAATCGTTCTTTTCATTTTTGTTTACCCCTTTTCTTTTCATTATACTGTAAGTTTTTGTAATTTCAAAGTATTTTTTAGATTTCTACTTTTAAAATATCGGCTGCTTTGTATACTACACTTTCAAAGGTTTCACCGTCTGCTGCTTCGTATTCTTCCAACATTCCAGCTTCTTCGCAAAGTTGTTCTAAAAGCTCCATACTCCATACGTCTTGTCCTCTTAGTTCTTTAGCAATTTCTTTTACGTTCATTTTTAATATCTCCTTTGTTTTTGTGTTCTTATCTTTACTGTATCTATATTATATATTATACGTACGTAATTATCAATAGGCAAAGTAAACAAATATACGTACGTAGATATGTGCATTTTTATTATGTACGTATTAATATGAAGGTGATATAATAAAGAAAAGGAGGTTTAAAATGGCTTACACAGAAAAACAGGGACAGTATAGTATTGAATACGCAAAAAAGAACTTAAAAAGAATTCCACTCGATGTGAAGCGAGAATACTACGATGAAGTAATCGTAAAGGCAGCTGAAAAAGAGGGCTTGTCTGTTAGAGCTTTTATTTTATCAGCAATCGAAGAAAAAATCTCTAAAAACACTTGACTTTATTACGTACGTATAGTATAATGATTATAGTAAGAAGGCAAGGTCTTACAAATATCGGAAAGGCGGTACACATGGAAGAGATGACAGATAAACAATTTGATAAAATTTTAAAAATGGTTTCAATGATTTTAGACGGTTGTAAAGATTTGGACGAAGCGAAAGAAAAGGTAAATGACTTACTGAAAGAGCAAAAGAAAGAAGATTAAGAAGAAAGCGGGCTTGCCACCGCTTTTCTTTTTGCATAAAAAAAGAGGGTAACGGATTAAACCGCTACCCTTTTATTTTTATGAAGCTGATAACAAATCTAAGTTCTGGGGTTTATCTATTTCACTCCAAGGTATTACTTTGGCTCCATAATTAACAAATGCATCTTTAACACCTTTTCCGATACTATTTTTATCATTCAGAATCACGATAAGCTGACTATCCGGCTTTCTCACAGGCTTGATGTCGTTCCACGAAAACAAAATATTACTCATATTGCTTTTATTTGGATTGTTAACGGTGGAACAAAATCGTTCAGGTTTAGTTCTATTCCTTTGGAATACAAAGTCATAGTTGTGTGTAAAACCAGAAACGCCTGTAAATTTAGCATTTTCAGTACAAAAAATATTATTTCTCTCAAAGAAGGATTGAACATCATCAACAAAGTATGATGCCACTTTTGCTGTTGTCATGTTTAGCATATCGTCAGCTTTTAACATAGCTTGAATAAACATATGTTTTTGACGTGAAAAATCGCTTAAAGAAGTTTTAGAAACTAATGCGTCCCCATCTAATTTTACACCATATTGAAATAGAATTTTATCTAGATGTTCTTTGCGGTTTTGAGTGAGTTTTAAACCATTCATTTTTAAACCGTTTATTATCGCACCATCATCAGTAATAATAATCTCATCGTTGTCCAGCTTAACATAAATCTGCAAATAATCGTTTGCGTTATCTAAAAAAGGTGTCGTAATCTCATAATATTCACCTATTTTTTCAAAAGTAATTTCACTTTTTAACCATTGTGTATAATTTTCAATAAGTTTTTGAATATCCAAGATGAACACCTCCTTTGTACTACTATATCATATTATTTCCTCTTGATAAATAACATTCGGTCTTTTTATTACATTAAATTTATTTAAAAAAATTATGGTATTTTCCACAAATTTAGAATCTTCAATATCTTCAGCCTCAATTGCAAAAGTTCTTCCGTATCGTTCAGTATATATGTGCCAATGAGAACCTTTAATTTTTGTACCATCTGGATTAATATGTACATTAGAAGGATTAATATGTAATTCTAATAATAAAATACCTTTTTTCAAGATTCTGGCGCCAAAGTTATATTTCTTATTATTTATACTACCTCTAAAAATTTTAACTGCAAATAACTCTTTCTTTAAATTTCCTTCGACTTCAAACTCTTCACTTTTACCTTTTGTTGGAAAAATAAGCTCTTCTTGCAGAGTTACCTTGAGCATTGTTAATAATTGCTGAGCTTCCTCTTCTGTGAGTTTTTTATCATTCATCAACTTATACTTTCCTTTTTCTAAAAATATGTTTGAAGTATAGCATTTTATGGAAACATTTTCAAGATATGTTATCTCTCTATTGTACAAAGTAAAAATAAAAAATCCTCCCCTGCGCTAAGCAAGAGAGGATTCTTTTTACCTATTTTTGTTCTGTATCCGTACTATCGTCTTTAGTACCGCTACCTTTAAACTGCTTAAAAATCTGGTTTGCATACACACTTGCACCGCTTACCAGTACGCCCTGTGTTAATGCTGTAAAGATAGCCATTGCTACAGCTTGCGGACTACCTAGGTCACTGGTAGCCAGTACATAGATGATAGATAGCAAGATTCCCGCCGCACCTACTGCAAGCGGAATCAGCTTATCTGCAATCAAGGCTGTTTTCTTGATAGCCATACCAATTACATACAGTACAGGTACCAAAATCAATAGTTCCGGTTTGATATATTCTAAAAAATCCATATGTAAAAACTCCTTTATTTTAAAATTGTCGCCAGTATCGCCGCCACGATACCCGAAGCACAGGCACCTATGGCAGCAGCCACGATTTTATCCCACCACTTTATAGGGCGGGATGCCACTTGTTGAACTTCCTGCTTGATTTCTTCCATATCTTCTCTGATGTTATCAACTTTACAGTCAACCTTTGCAATAGCAAGGGTTAAAGTTCGCAAGTCTTTCACTTCACGCTCTAGCGCATCAACACGTTTATGTGCCGATGCCGCAGCGTCTATCGCTTTTCCTAAAGATATATCTGTTTCTCCCATACTTCCACCTCTTTTATGGCAGCTGTAGCACTTGACCGGGGTAGATAGTATCATCAGATAAGCCGTTTAATGCTTTGATTTCTTGGTATCGCGCACCGTCTCCAAGCTGTGATTGTGCGATTTGCCACAAGCTATCACCGGATTGCACCGTGTAAGTGCGACCGCCTGCACTGCCTGTCACTTTCAATACTTGTCCTACATGGATGATGTTAGGGTCAGAAATACCATTTAAAGCCGCCAATTCCTGATAGGTAGTACCGTACTTTGAAGCGATTCCGCTTAACGTATCCCCTGCTTGTACTGTATAGGTGTTTTCACCTTGTGGTGTACTAACCACATCACCTTTGAGCTTAATAATTTGTCCTACATGAATGACGTTGGGGTCTGCAATACCGTTGATTGCTGCCAACTCTTGATACGTAGTTCCAAATTTTTCAGCAATACCGCTTAATGTATCCCCTGCCATAACTGTATATGTGTCATAACTTGGTTCCGGCTGTGGTGCAGGCGTGGTGGTTGCACCATTTGTGTAGTCTTTATAGCACCAGTTCATGTCTACGGTATTGGCTGTAATACCATCTACTACGCCTTTTGATGTATACTGCCACATAGTATATGCACCTTTGTAGTCGCATTGTGTGTTATATTGTGCTAACCATACGTCAATACCTGCATTATCAATACGTGCCATATCAATATAATTGGTTGCCCAGTTCAGATTGGTATACAGCATAGGTTGATAGCCCGCTGCACGAATCTTATTGCAAAAAGCGATTGCCATATCGGTACATACTGTCTTTCCCAATGCTGCCTGTCTGTTTTCTTCCATATCAAAGGCTACAGGATATTGCGGGTTACTTCCTGCGATAAGTTCAAGGCAGAAGTCTGCTTCCTGCTCCGCACCTGCTACATCCACAGCATAGGAATAGTGATAGAATCCGTAAGGCATGCCAACGTTTTGGCAGCCCGACAGATTGTTATAAAACCACTTATCAATTTGGTTTGGGTCTTTGACACCATAGCCTGTGCGTATCATAGCACCCACCACACCTGCATTTTTTACTTTTTCCCAGTTAATGTTTCCTTGATGTTCACTTACATCGATTACAGATAGTTGCATATTTTATTCCTCCAATACACCTGCTGCGCCTTCAAACATCGGCTCTTGCTTTAACTTTTCATACATAGATTCATAACTGACGGCTGTTTCTTTGTCGAGAGGATATTGAAAGGTATATACAAAAATGGATAAATC